GGTAGTAGCTGAACCAAAAGTAACTGATGCTCAACGGGAGTATAACTCATGGTCAACCAAAGAGCTTAGGCAGTTGGTAGAGTTACGTGCCATAGGAGTATCATACAAAAAGTGTGGTGAGTTACTTCATAGAGGTAAAGCTGGTTGTGCAGTGGTTATGTGTAAGTATGGACACAGTAAACTAGCTGCTGCTAGACAAGAGGTATTGATTCAGGCTATTATGGACGAGGTAGAATGATTAGGAGGTAGCATGAGTAGAACAAAGAGAAAAGATAAGACAGGAGCTAAGTCAGTATCAATTAACTGTAGGAACCACGGAAGTTGTGAGTACTGTAAGGGTAATAGACTACATAAACATAAACGTAAGGAGGTTAGTGATGCTATTCATTACACAACTGAGGGAAATCATGATAAGCTTTGATTGTGATTTTAATATGGCAATGAAACTTTATAAGAGAGGTACAGTATGGGAGGATTAAATAATCACACACTTCAAGTATCTTTGGAGGTGGATCAAGTCGAGTACATTACTACGACTCGGCTTAAAGAATTAATGAATGAACTGGATCAACCTGATACCTTTGGGATAGATCCTTGGGATGCGGCCTACGTGCAAGACGCATTGATGGACGTACTAAAGTTAATGTTATCAGATAAGGAATATGTATCCTTATGGGGAGACAGGAATGGGATTTGTACAGACGCACGTAGCGTGTGATGACTGTGGGAGCAGTGATGGCAGATCAATTGATGATAAGGGGTGGTCACACTGTTTTGTGTGTGAAACCAGAACTAAAGATAATGGAGTAGTTACAATGGGAGTAGATAAGAAACCAAATTGTAGTTTTGATAAACTAAAAGATAGTCTATTGTCTGGACAATACAAGAGTGTTGTTAGTCGAGGCATATCAAGCGATACATGTAAGGCATACAAGGCCCAGTTACAGGGCGAGACTATGCACTTCGGTTATCATGATAAAGATGGGTACTTAGTTGGCGCTAAGACACGCTCACCTGATAAAGACTTTCGTACTCAAGGTACTTGGCAAGATACTGTACTGTTTGGACAGAATCTATTCACTAAAGGTGGTAAGTATATTACTATCACTGAGGGTGAGTACGATGCTATGTCAGCCTATCAGATGCTAGGGAGTAAGTATCCTGTAGTGTCTATAAAGAACGGCAGCGCAGGGGCATTGAAGGATTGTCGTGCTAGTTACGAGTATCTAGATAGCTATGAAAATATTGTAGTCTGCTTTGATTCAGACGAGGCTGGTACGAAAGCTGCCAACCAAGTGGCTGAGTTGTTTGGGGGCAAGACAAAGGTATTCAAACATACTAAGGATGAAAAAGATGCAAACGATTATGTTAAGTACAATCGCACTAAAGAGTTTGTTGATCGGTGGTGGTCGTCAGAACGATTTGTTCCCGATGGAATTGTTGCAGGAAGTAGCTTGTGGGACGAAGTTAATAAACCCATCGCACCAGCACAGTGTCTCTATCCATATGACGGAATCAATAAGCTCACTTATGGTATCCGCTATGGAGAACTCGTTACAGTTACGGCTGGCTCTGGATTAGGTAAGAGTCAGTTCATGCGAGAGATTATCTGGCAGATCATCAGTAAGACAGAAGAGAATATAGGTATCCTTTTCCTAGAAGAGAGTATCAAAAAGGCTGGCTTATCTCTAATGAGTTTAGCTGCTAATAAACCTCTGCACTTGCCTGATACTGAGGCGACTGACGAGGAAAGGTTAGATGCTTTCGAGCGTACACTAGGTACTGATCGTGTGTTCTTGTTTGATCACTTCGGTTCTACTGGTGTTGATAATATCATTAGTCGTGTACGTTATATGGCTAAAGGATTAGGCTGTAAGTATGTTGTACTGGATCACGTATCTATTGTGGTATCAGCACAGGCTAGTGGTGACGAGCGTAAGGCGTTAGACGAGATTATGACTAGGCTTCGTATGCTAGTACAAGAGACAGGCATTGCTTTGTTTGTTGTGTCTCACCTCAAGCGACCTGATAGTAAAGGACACGAAGAGGGTGCAGCTACCAGCCTATCTCAGTTACGTGGCTCTGGTTCTATCGCACAGCTTAGTGATATGGTTATTGGTCTTGAACGTAATGGGCAGGCCGAGGATGAAGAGACTCGCAACACTACCCACGTTAGGGTATTGAAGAATCGTTTCTGCGGTATCACTGGTAAGGCAGCACCCTTGATGTACAATCATAGTACTGGTAGAATGTTAGAGGTGGTAGAGGAGAATGACTTATGAAGAACACAGTAAACAACCTAACCAATGAGCTTGATGATTGTGCTGAGTATTGTATCGAACGCGCTATGTCAGATGGTTGTGGGGAAGAGTATGAGAATCACGATGATGGTCAAGATGACTATAACGACAAACATAAGGAACTAAGGGAACTCATTGGAGGGAACTATGGGACTAATGATACGTGTGTCTATAGTGGAATACTCTCTTACCTCGACACTGCTAGAGAAGCTAAGATGTGGCAGACGTATGCTAAGTGGCTAGAAGAAGAGTTAGCTTATGCGCTTAACTTAGATGAAGAGGACTTTTATGACCAGTTCTCTAAGCGGTATGAGAAGGACTACAAGTGGGACAAGGAGAATGACTTATGAAACTTATGAAACTATGGCATGTAGTAAAGGAATCGTGTGTAGCTGGTGGCAAGGATTATGAACCCTGCTCATTCATATCAGTAATCTACTCTTCATCTTATAATGAATGTAGAAAGAAAGCTAAGGCATTACGTGTAGAAAATGACTATGATGATATAAACCCTGTGTACATTTATCCCATGAGTGATGTAAACTTTACCCATACTCACCCATACCATGATAACTTTCCTGATCCTAGGGAACCTGTAAGAAAATGGCACTTGTTTGGATCAGAGTATGCAGGGGATGATACATGGTTCAGTACTCACATCGTATCATCTAATGATAGGCTGGAAGTAGAAATGCAAATGGACAACGAGGGTACGCAAGGCCAGTTTAAGGAGATGGTTATTGTCCACACTGATGAACTAGATGAAGAGTATATAGAAGAGGTGCTATCATGAGCAAGATAGGAAACTATGTATTAGAGAGGCAGGAAAATGAGTACGATAATAGATATAGAAACAACTTCCAAGATGGATCACATCTGGTGTTGTGGGATACAGACGGATCACGAGAAACGTCAGCGCATACTAGTAAACTCTATGCAGTTGCAAGAGCTTACCAAGAGTACGCAATCTATTGTTGGACACAACATTATATCCTTCGACGCTCCCAAGATAGCTACGCTATGGGGAGTTACTCTTGAACCCAGCAAGCTTTGGGATACTTTATTACTATCTCGCCTGTGGAATCCTAGGCTACTCGGTGGTCACTCACTGGCAGCGTGGGGAGATAGGTTGGGTTATCCTAAGCTTGATTTTACTGACTATGATGGCGGCCTCACAGATGATATGAAGGTCTACTGTAAGAAAGATGTAGAGGTAACAAGTAAGTTACTTGACCATCTGACTAAACAGTTAGCAGCAGATGGCTTTAGTGAAGAGTGTCAAAGACTTGAGCATGATGTTGCTTTAATCGTAGCACAACAAGAGAGTAACGGATTCAAGCTTGACCTAGAGAGAGCTAATCAATTACTCACTGACCTTATGGGGAGAATGAATGAGCTTGAACGAGAAGTGCAACAAGTCTTTCCGCCCTTGGTGGAGGAACGAGTCTCGGAAAAGACAGGCAAAAGACTCAAAGATAAAGTCACAGTGTTCAACCTTGGAAGCAGAAAGCAAATTGCCCAGCGCCTCCAAGACAAAGGAATAGCCTTTAAGGATAAGACTGAGAAAGGTAACATCATTGTTAATGAAAAGACCTTGGCTGGTATTGATCTACCAGAAGCGCGTATGATAGGTGAATACCTTACCTTACAGAAACGTGTAGGACAGATTGATAACTGGGTCAACGCAGTAGCAGAGGATGGTAGAGTACACGGCAGGGTAACAACTAATGGTGCTGTCTCTGGACGGATGACACACCAAAGCCCCAACATGGCACAATGCCCTGCTAGTAAGCATGATAAGAAAACAGGTGAACTACTATGGGGAAGGGCTTCATGGTACGGCACCGATTGTAGAGCTTGTTGGATTGTAGAAGAGGGTAATGTCCTTGTTGGTATCGACGCTTCTGGTTTAGAATTGAGAATGCTTGCCAGCTACATGAACGATAAGGATTACACTAAGCAACTATTAGAAGGAGATATACATACTTATAATCAGAACATGGCTGGTCTAGCATCACGCGATCAAGCCAAGACTTTCATATACGCCCTGATTTATGGCGGAGGTGTAGCTAAGATAGGTGAGATAGCAGGAGGTTCACCAAGAGTAGGTAAGCAGTTGGTTGATAAGTTCCTCAAGAACCTACCCGCCTATGCACGGTTGAAGAAGAAGGTGTTGACTTCAATGCGTAGTTCAGGTACACTGAGAGGGCTAGATGGGAGGAGGCTTAGAGTT